AAATCAAGGAGATATTATGGAAAATCAAGAAGTATTGAAGGCTATAGCTACCCTTGCTGATAAGGTGAGTCGTTACCACGAACGTTTATTAGCAGTGGAAAGAGACAACGAAAGATTACAAAAAGAATTATTAGAACACAAAAAAGGTCCTCACATACATACAATTCAAGGTAAGCCACATAACTCCGATGCAACAGTTATGGTAACTGGTTTAGATTCTGAAATGGAATGTGAAGCTTGCAGTGCTTAATTTCTAAAATTGTACCTGCACTGTAAGACTTTTCTTTGAACGTCTGATGTCACTGCGCAAACTTTGTGATTAACATTTTCTTTAATACATAAAAGAGTGTTAGGGTATGGAATGGAAGCAAAAGGTAATCCTCTGTCTGTGTCAATAAGTGTTTCCCCGCCCCAATTAGGATCCCAATCATCATGAATGTAGAGTGAAAAATTTAAATTATATATACCATCATGATGCCAATTAATTCCTGAGTCTTTTTCGTAAACGTAGAAATCCATGGTAAAAGCATATTTTTCTTTTTGAGTTGGTATATGAGAGTGTTCTATAATTAAGTTTTCAACTTCTTTAAAAGTATTATTTACATTGATAGATGTATCAGTGTTGATTAAACTTTTTATTTTAACATCTTTAATATTTCTTTTATTTCTTGTTGAATATAAACTTTCCATCCATGGATTTTCAAGTTTAGTTGAATCAGTAAAGTCTGTATATTTAAAATTTCTTACTTTAGTTAAAATGTTCTCTGGTAAAAAATCTCTAATTATTAAAGCTTTATCATCTAAATTTAAAACCTGCATTAATCAGGTGTTTCGCCCAACATGTCTGCTAAAGAAGGAGCAAATACTTTTACATCTCTTCTTATTTTCTCCTCTGTTGTAGACGTTCCTGGATTATCAACATCAGCTTGAGCCGCAGCTTCTGATTCGTACTCCGCACCTGTATCTATATTTGTAATTGTGGTTTCAGTTTTTACTTTATAATGTGGAATTCTTCTTCCATCTTCAGTGGTAATGTGACCTAGTAATTCAGCAGGTTCAACTATCGGCATCGTCTTTTCTCCAATTAATATTAAAACTAATAATAACTCGGTCATTATTAGAATTATTTGTTTGTACTTCATGTTGTAACCAAGATGGGAAAAAAATCAAGGAATTCTCAACAGGTTCCCATTGTACGCTATGAGCGAGGTGTATAGAGGCTTTTTCTGTTTTTGGGGGTGATAGTACCTCTGACTGTGGTTTAGGCTCTAGAAACACGATATTTCCACACTTTTTAGGAGCTTTTAAATAAAACACCCCTGATAAGTAGTTGTATGGATGTGTGTGCACGTTGTTCCGTGAACCAGGTGGATTTATCATACCCCACATACCAGTTATTTCAGGATTATAATTATCTTGAACATCCATGTGATTAAAACAATCTTTTGAATATTTAATAATATCATCAACCAAAGGTTTAAACTTTTTAATATTATGTATTTCATCATCGCTATGCCAACCACCAATGTTAGACCGTGGCATACCTTTTTTATCATTCTCTCGTATTTGATAAATGCTGTCGACTAAATGCTCGTGGCCCGTTAACTGCAAAGAAAATACTGGTGTAATAAATAACGAATGAAGATTAATCAGAGTTGTCCTTTTGTGATCTCCATAAAACTAGCTGTAACATGCACTTGATTTGCTGCGTTAGCTTGAACTTTCATAACATCACTTTCTTGTAAAACTAATGGCTGTTCTAATAATTCTGTTGTTGTGTTTGTAGCAATACTTTTAGCTTTAAATATTTCAAACGTAGCTGAAGATCTAAGAACCTCTACATCTAATAATGTTGTATTACCTGAGTCATTACAAACTAAAATAGATTTTACCACTGCCGTCGTAGGTGGTACTGGAGGCGTTGCGCCAGCATCTGCTGTCGGCACCGTAATCAAAGTTGTTAGATCTGTTGTGGTAACGTCCAACATTGCGCTTTTAAATGTATTAGCCAAGGAAAAAAGCCTCCTGCTCTGCTTCTGATTTTAAATCAGCTTGATAGTTTGTATTTAATAAAAGAATTATTTGATCTAATAAACTTATCATTTGATCAAATTGACTAGCATCATATTCTGGTGTAGCATTAGGTAATCTTGTTATTGTTATTTTAGCCATTTTTATACCAAACAGACAATGTGTGTCTTATTCCTTTTATAACATTTAATACAGCATGTTTGTATATCTTACCATCAAAATAATAGGTTCTCCCTGCTAAAGGAGATATTTTGATACCTTCTACAATAGCCTCCCCTCCAACAAAATCATCGTTTAAAAAAGTTATTGAAGCTCCAGTTGTTGTTTCTCTTGAGGTGTCGAGATGAAATGACATTGAGCTTCCTGTGGGATAAGAAATTATCTTAGCCCATTCTACTTCTTTAAATTTATTTTTTTCTACAGATTGATTAATAATTTTGTTTATTAATGGATGATCAAAATTTATGTTTACAGTTTGACTTTCGCCAATTCCAAACCCTGCACAATTAACGCAACCTGCCCATTTTTCATGTGGATGTGTGGTAAAAACTAGTAATTTTTTTATTTCTTCTTTTGATAATGTATTATCTTTTATACAAATCATCTTCTCCCATCTGGTCTTAGTTGAAGTTTAGTTGAACCTAATCTCCAAGCTGTGTCATTTACAGTATTTGTTTCATATTTAATTTTTACTGCTCTACCTCTCCCTCTTACATCAATTTTCTCTGTTGTACTAGAGATAGTTCCTGTTGTGGTTACGTTTGATGAAGATTGAGGATATTGTTCTAAAGTAAGTGTAGCTGTCATGTTGTTTGTTAAATTATCAAAATCTGGCACCAACTTACTAACCGACATAAGAGCATCACCATCTGCAATCTCTACGGAACCTGTTTGTAAAAAGGCTGGAATAGCCGTGCCATCTGCTTGATTATTGCCAGTCTCTTGTTCATAAATAAAAGATGCACCTGCTGTTAGACCTAATATGGTTGATACATTGGCTGTCGTGCTAGCACTGTATTCGGTAGCAATTGGTAATTCATAGACATAAGCCCCAAGCCACGTAGTTCTTCCAAGACTGACTGTGTACCATGTATTTTCTAAATAATTGTAAGCAACACCTCTATCAATTTGAGTTGCATCTGCTGATGGATAATACCAAATAATTTCATTAAATGCTGTGTTAAGTCCCACCGCAATATCATTTTTGTTAGTATAACTTAAATCATCAAAAACAAAATCTTGCACTGAACATGGCATTTTTTTGACAACACCATCATACAGGTAAAACGCATCATCGGACATCCAATATGCTCTACCATTAACTTCTATCGCTGCATGTTGCGATATTAATCCACAATTTGCACCGAGCTGTCTAAGACCAAAAGTAAAAGGTGTACCAACAAATTGAATACCATGAAGTGATGTATCGGTCCAAACAAGTATCTGCCCTGATGATTTAACACCACCAACTATTCTAGAGCCGTCAGATATACGTAAAGACCCTGCTTCGTTAGTTGCTACGGGAGTATAATCTGTGGCATCTTCTCGATCAGAAAAACGAAATAATAAATCATCTTGTGATGCTGGTGTACCAATAGTTGTTTCTGTACCAAATATAAGTAAATGTCTTGTATCTGTAGATACTAAACTAAACCTAGATGCAGTCGGAGCATTAGATAAAGCTGTTGCTCTTGCATCAATAGATCCAGAAATATCTTTAATAAATGTGCCTCCGTTTAAAACGGTAGCAATTAAATCTTCACCAAAATTATCTAATGACCAGTTTCTTGCCGCTACCACAACATTAGACGAAGACCGAGGCTCATCCCAAGTGCTGGCTCCCCATGTTTCTGTGCCCCATCCATAACCATACGTAGATGTAGAAGGACCTGTGGTTATTTGATATTTAGCATTACCTGAGCCACCGCCTCCTGATGTAGAGCCAGAAGCCGTGCTTGTGTGTGTAACTTTATATGTATTAGCATCTACATAGGTTGTTACTTCAAACTCTTGATTCATGTTCAATCCGTCAATCGTAGAAAAAGAATCAAAAGTTACAAAGTCTCCTTCAGCAGCTCCATGATCTGCGTCTGTCACAGTAACTGTCGTTGTGCCGTTGGTTGTAAAAGGATTTGTAAGAGATGCTGTTTCTCTTATTGGCGTGATGTCATACAAAGCACCCTCGGAGAAAAGATATAATTTTCTATCGGTCCCTAAAGCAAGATACCTAGTGCCATCTAAACCAATCCACGAATGCGTATCACGAACCACGCCCACAATAGTTTTGTTTGGATTTGGTAAGTAAGCCCAGCCACCCCATCTTTCAGGTTTTCCGTAGTGAAAACGTACAAAATCTGAGTCTGTATATTTTCTCTGATCCCCTGCTGAGTAAGCGGTGTCTTGTTTGTCAATGCCTGGTTGAAACTTTAAATCTACTAATTTCATGTCGGAGTATACTAAATTATTTATTGTTTTGTGGCAAGAATTGAGTACCCACGTTGCCTTTAAACGAGTAATTACCGTAATGAGTCATACCACTCACAATATC